AAACCACTATAAACCACTATAAACCGTTTCGAATTCGAGGCGGTTTTCTTTTTGTCCAGACTATGCGGAGGACGTTAAAAGCTGCATTGTTTCGTCGCCGGACGTAAAGCGAGAACAATCGGGTGACGGCGTAACCGTCGGAGGAAAAATATGTCAGAAAATACACAAGCAGTTGAGACTGAAGCACTTGAGCAAGACGTCACTCAAGAAGAACAAGTCGAAGCCAAGCAGGAAAAGGCAGAACGTACCTTTACACGCGCCGAATTTGGGAAAGCAATCGCAGCCGAAGTAGCCAAAGCACGGGCAAGCTGGGAAGCTGAACAAGCTGAAGCAATCGAAAAGGCCAAAAGCGAAGGCGAACGCCTCGCGAAGCTGACCAAAGATGAACGCGCGAAAGAAGAGGAAGCAAAACGGATCCAAGCAATTGAAGAACGCGAGCGAGCTCTTGCGATCAAAGAAATGCGCGTGGCCACTCAAACGCTATTGAGCGAAGAAGGACTTCCGGGCGAGTTTATCGATTTTGTGATCGATGAGACAGCCGAAGCCACGAAAGAGAAAATCGGCACGTTGCGAAAAATCTTTGATAAAGCGGTAGAAACCCGCGTCGATGAACGTTTGACCCAGAAAGCGCCTCGCAAGGGTACGGGCCCAGTATCTATGACAAAAGCGGAGATCATGGCTATTGAGAACGACGAAGAGCGTCAAGCAATGATCGCTGCAAACATTGGACTATTTAAAAATTAGAAAGGGCTATTAAAATATGGCTGAAACAAAACTAACAACCATGAACGACTTGGGCGAAATTAAATCAATTGATTTTGTCAATAAGTTCTCTAAAAATATCAATGACTTACTTCGACTTTTGGGCGTTACACGTCGCCAAGAGTTGACAAATGACCTTAAAATTCAAACTTACAAATGGACCGCAGACGTTGACACAACTAAAACCGCTGAAGGTGAAACAATTCCGCTTTCTAAAATGACACGCGCGAAGGATCAAGAATATACCGTAGAATGGTTCAAGAAACGCCGTGCAGTATCAGCGGAAGCGATCGCACGTCATGGTGCGTCACGCGCTATCACAGAAGCAGACACACGCTTGCTTCGCGAAATTCAAAACGGAATCAAGGACGACTTCTTAGCGTACCTTAAAAAGACAAAAACTAAAGTTACAGGAAAAGGGCTTCAGCAAGCTCTCGCGAACAGCTGGGGCAAATTGACTACTTTCAATGAGTTCGAAGGCTCTCCGCTTGTTTCTTTTGTGAACCCGCTCGATGTGGCTGAATACCTTGGATCAACAGCCGTTGCGTCTGACGCTTCAAACGTATTCGGATTCACACTTCTCCAAAACTTCCTTGGTATGCAAAACGTTATCGTTATGCCTTCATGTCCACAAGGGAAGATCTATACAACAGCCGTTGAAAACCTTGTCTTCGCTTACTTAAATGTTTCTGGTGGCGATCTTGGCGGATTGTTTGCGGACTTTACCGACGAAACAGGTCTAATTGGTGTGGCGCGTGATCGTCACTTGAATAACTTGACTTTCGAGTCAGTATTCTTTGGCGCTAACGTTCTCTTTGCTGAAATTCCGGACGGTGTGGTAGAAGCTACAATCCAAGCGCCAGCGTCAGCAGTAGCAGCCTAGTTTTAGGAGGTTTTAGCGATGACAGCAATCAATATCGATCAAGTAACGGAAGAGCTTCGACTTTTAAAGGGTATTCCCAAAGCTGACCAAGAGCAAGACGATCTTTTGACCCTTATTGTACGGGATAGCTTCGAGCGTATGATCGCTTACGTCAATCAGTTTTCGGACACAGCACTTGAGGAATTGCCCGGAAGCGTGGCTTATATCCTTCGAGACGTTGCCGTCAGTCGCTTCAACCGTCTAAACTCGGAAGGCGCGACAGCGGACAGCGAGGAAGGCCGGAGCTTCACTTGGGAGTCTAGCTATCTAACAGATGAACATAAGGCCGTATTGAAAGGCCTTGCGGTCAAACACAACGCCCGCGGAATCGCTCGATTCATTTAAAGGGGGCGCGTGTATGATCTATAACGAACGCGTGACTTTGATCTTTGAGGAAGAACCAGAGGACGAATTGCTCGAGAGCACGGAAACGAAAAAGAGTTTCCCGGTCCCTTGTATGCGAAATTCATTGTCTAACTATGAGATGATGGGACTCTATGGTAAGTATGATTTTAATTCGTTTAAATTGCACTTACAGGGCACGTATAAGGGCTTCTCGGAAGTGATTTACAATGGCCACAGGCTCAAGATCAAGGGTAAGAAATATCATCATAATAGCACGGTTATTTACTTATGAGTTTTTCATATACAGTAAAAGGGCTGGACAAGTTCATGCGAAAGGTCCAAAACAAGCCACAGGAAGCTCGTCGGGCTGTATCGGCAGAATTGCAACGATCGGCCTTGCGTGTGGAACGAAAAGCCAAGATGAAAGCGGCAGTCGATACCGGATTCATGCGAAACGGGATCTTTGTCGCTCGGGTCGGTATGTTACGTTATAAGGTAACGTCTCCGGCGGGCTATTCGGTCTATGTGGAGCTTGGAACTCGGAAGATGAAGGCCCAGCCGTTCCTTGGTCCAGCCGTTAAGGAAGAAAGCGAAGTGTTATTTAAGAACCTTCGTAAAATGTTTAGGAGGTGATTCATGGCAAACGAAACGCCTTCAGTCAAATTGCTCGCAGATTTACGCGAAAAACTAAAACCGCTCAATATTCCGATCAAATTTAAGTTACCAAAACAAGACACACTCGAGCCGTTTCTGGTGATCGGGCAATCTAGCTCGGACACGTCTAAAACAGCTCAAACGGGGCTTATTATTGAGGATATGAGCGTACAAATCGATATTTTCTTACCGGGCACGGAAAGCCGGGCCGGGGTCGAGAAAGTCAAATCTGAGGCCCTTCGCAGGATCGGCCACAATCGCAATATTAACGCGAGCGTACTCTTAGACGATACGATAGGCCGGGAAGTCTATCATATTGTCATTGCACTAACAGACACAATTTTTTAAAAGGAGCATTTAATACATGGGTGCAGAAGAAGAAAAAGCAAAAATTAAAATTACGATCGCAAAGCCGATCGTAGGTAAAAAAGTATTTTACTTTATTCAATCTATCCACGCTGAGAAGGGTAACGGAGCTATGCTTCCAGCTTACCGTACAGACGGCACAACTACCATGGGTGGCGAATACATTGACGAACAAACTCAACAAGGGCGCTTGCTTGAAAAAGCAACCGATGAGCACTCTATCGAGTTAACTCAATACTTCGCACCTAAAGATCCATCTGTTCAAACTGTGCTTGACGCACAGAAAACCGGTGAATCTTTGAAGATCTGGCGTGTTATCGTTGACGATAGCGTCAAAGAGACTTCAACTGGTAAAGACACTTACCCAGCCCAATTTGGATATGGTAAGATCACAGACGACGT